CCTGGTGATCCTTACATTGAGCCAAGCAACGACCATTACAAAACAGTAAAGCCTAAGGTCAATTTTAAACTAATAGTGTTAACCCCTATGTTTGATAACCAAGGCAACTTAATTAACATTGAAGATTATTACCTGAATATAGTAAACAAGCTGGAAGCATCATCAATTGCATATTCAATTGGAACTTTCAGCGCACCGGCGGTCTTAACCGGAACAGCAGGAGATCTGTTGTCCGGTGAAGTATCAATCAGCGTTCTATCCGATTGGAGCTAAAACATGGCTGATGTAGACAAAGAACGCGAGGCTTTCCTTGCCAAAATTGGCCAAGTAGAGCTAAGCGAAAAAGCACCAAAACCAACAACTAAGAAAGATGAGGAATAGCAATGGCTGTTTTTCTTAATAACAAAGTTGGTCTTAAGATTAACGCTGTTGATCTGAGCGACCACGTAACAAGCGTTACACTTAATCAGGCAGCAGATGAGCTTGAAGTTACCGCTATGGGCGATACAGCTCACAAGTTTGTTAAAGGCTTGGAATCTGGAACGCTAACTGTTTCATTCTTGAATGACACAGCATCAGCAAACGTAATGGCAACTCTCCGCGCAGCATTTGGCACAACTGTTGCCGTAAAAATGCTACAGGAGAAACTAACTGCTGTCGGTGCAACCAATCCGCTTTACACCTTTGATATTTTGGTCAATAACCTGACCCCAATCAATGGTGGCGTTGGCGATATTGGAACACAGGACATCACCTTTACGCTAAACTCTGTTGTAACGATAGCCGACACCGGCACGTTCTAATTTAACAAAGGGGCAAAAATGGCAAAGCTAATTATTACTAGGGCAGATGGCACTAAGTCTGATCATCAGATTACGCCAGGGATTGAGTATGCTTTTGAGCAGCAGTTCCGCAAAGGCTTTCATAAAGCCTTTCGCGAGGATGAAAAGCAAGAGCATATTTATTGGCTTGCATGGGAATGTCTACGCCGCGCAGATGCGCCTGACGTCAAACCTTTTGGCTCAGCGTTTCTAGATACTTTAGCTGCGGTAGATGTGGTGGCAGACGATTCCCCAAATGGCTAACGCGCGATTCCTTCACGTATAGGGTTGCTCAGCTGAGTATCCATACTGGAATTGCGCCTAGCGAGTTTATCAAGATGGACACAGACTTGCTAAAGGCTTTCTATGAAGTCCTAAAGCAACAGGCGAAAGAGCGAGAGAATGCCAATCGTAGTAGAAGGAATCGTAGGGCTTAGGAAAGCTTTGCGTAATTACGATACTAACCTGCTCAAAGAATTTGATAATAAAGTTAAAGCGGAACTTAAGCCGATTGTCAATGATGCTAGAAGCAAAGTGCCTACCTCAGCACCTGGCAATCTGTACAACTGGACAGACACAGGAAAAGAACGTAAAAGCCGAACAGGCCGAGCGCGAGCGTTTCCAAGTTACAATGCTAGTTTAATAAAAAAAGGTTTGACCTATTCACTAGCAAAAAATAGGCAAGACAAAACTGGCTTTGTGTCTATGTTTACTTTGTTTAATAGATCAGCAGCAGGTGCGATAATTGAAACTGCTGGCAGAGCAAACCCATCAGGATCATCACGCAGCGAATCAAATAACCCTAATGCTGGTCGTACCTTTATTGGTGCTATGAATGATATTGGTGGCTTAAAAGATTACAAAGGACAAGGACAAAAAACAACAGGCCGATTATTGTTTGCAGCGTATTGGCGTAACCGAGGCAAAGCCCTAGATGCGATTATGAAAGCAATTGACGTTGCAAATGTCCAAGTAGGTCGGGAAATTGACAAGAGCAAGAAATTGGTGGCGTAATGGCTTCTTCAGATATTCTAATTAATATCATTGGACAATTCCAAAAAAAGGGATTTAACGATGCAGATAAAGCATTTGGCAAGTTAGAGAAAAGCGCCAAATCATTAGGCCGCGTAATAGGCGTTTCTCTAAGTGCTGCCGCTATAACTGCTTATAGTAAGAAAGCAATATCTGCTGCAAATGCAGACATCAAATCGCAAAGACTTTTAGCTGTATCACTTAACAATGTCGGCTTGGCTTACGCTAAAGTAGATGTTGAACAATTCATACAAAGATTACAAGAACAAACAGGTATTTTAGATGATGAGTTAAGGCCTGCATTTGCTCAGTTAGCACAAATAACAGGATCAGTTCGCCGTTCCCAAGAGTTGCTTGGACTTGCTTTTGACGTTTCTGCCGGCTCAGGTAAAGACATTAATTCCGTTGTTGACATTTTGACTAAAGCATTTTTAGGCAATACAAAAGGTTTGAAATCTTTAAACCTAGCTTATACAGATGCCGAACTTAAGGCAATGGATTTCAATAAAGTTGTAACAATCCTATCTCAGCAGTTTGCAGGCCAAGGCGCAGCTTCAGTTGAAGGTTTTGAAGGCAAGATGAACTTGCTCAATGTTGCAGCTTCTAATGCAACAGAAACAATTGGCGTGTCTTTAATAACTGCACTTGAGTTGTTATCAGCCGATAATTCCATTGAAACTGCTACAAAGAAAATGAAAGGTTTTGGAAATGCTATTGCCAATAATATTACGGCAACAGCATATTTGATTAGAGAATTAGGCAAGATACCTGGTGCAGGTGTTTTAGGCAATATATTTGGAGCTATTGAAAATCGTATTTCCTTCTTTTCACCTTCTAATGCCGCCAACCTATTGAAACAGATTAAAGGGTTTCAAGGTATGGGCAACATATCTGTTAGCAAATCTAGCCAAGATACACAAAAGGCACAGATTGATGAAGCAAGACGAGCGGAAGAAGCAGCTCTAAAACGCCAAAAAGAAATCTTGGCATTGTTAAAGCAACAAACTAAACAACAAAAAGCCATGGCTGCTGCTGCCAAAAAACAGAAGCAAGAAGAAGGCATTTTATCCGAAATCAATAAGCGGTTTGAAATGGATCGTATACAAATTGCTGCTGCCCTAGGCGGTCAGATTAATGACGTAGAACGTCTACGCTTAGAGCTAATGCAGGCCATTCTTGATGAGGATGTGAAGCGAGCCATCATTCTTGAAGGTCAGTTAATCAAAGCTGAGGCTGCGGCTGCTGAGTTGGCTTTGTTGCTAGATAGCTTAGATGAAATGGTTGGAGATCCATTTGCTGATTGGCCTGCCACCATTACACGCATTAAGGAATTACTTAAGACACTTAACATTAAAATACCTATTGAAACCCTATTTGCTGAAAAAGGATTAAAACTAGATCAAGACAAAATGACAGTTACCAAGCTTGAGCGCATGGATGTAACTGCCACAAATGTTTACATAAATGGTGCAAGGCCGCTTGATGAGTTTGTTAATGAATTTAAACCTTTAACAATTGAACATGCTATTGCAGAAGGCATAAGAGCCGATTTAGCCGAATCGGATGCAGCAGCTTTATTAGGAGAATCTGAAGCATTGTTGGCATTAATTGAATCGGAAAGAGCTTTGGCAGCAGCAGAAAATGCAATTAGAGCAGCTGAACTTGCAGCACTTTTTGCCAAATTAGGTCTTGATTCTGAAGGCAACCCAATGACTACAACTACGATAAATGTTAATGTTGAAGGCAACGTTACATCTTCTGAAGATTTGGCTGAGGTTATTACAGACATTCAATATAACTATCAAAAGACAGGCAAAGGATTATTGCTACAAAGTAGGGCGATTTAATGCCAGCGCCTACGCTGCGTGTCTTTGTTGACTTTGATAGCGATACCGCTTTTGAAATCAATCCTTTAATCTTAGGAAGTGCAACTGAAGGAATACTAGGCACGAATACGCTTGGTTCAGGCACGTTGCCGCTTGAAATTACCAACTTGGTAAGTAAGGTAAATATACGCCGTGGGCGCAATCGCATCACATCACAGTTTGAAGCTGGCACAGCTAACGTAACTCTATATGATCAAACAGGTGATTGGAATCCTACTAACCCTGCCAGTATCTACTATCCGAACCTTGTTCCGCTCAGACAGATAATTATCTATGCTACATACAACACGCAAGATTACTTTCTATTTTCAGGATTTATCAATACATACGACACAGGCTTTAGACAAGGCAACGATGAACTAAGCACAGTTACCTTGCGTTGCGTAGATGGCTTTAAGTTGCTTGCAGGCTCAGGCATAACAACTGTTACAGGCTCAGGCGTACAAACTTCAGGTGCTAGGGTAAATGCCATTCTAGATGAAATTGAATGGCCTTTAAGTTTGCGTAATGTGGACACAGGAGATTCAACACTTCAAGCGGATCCAGGCACAGATAGGGATGCCCTTCAAGCGCTGTTTAACGTGGAACAGAGCGAGTTTGGCGGCATCTTCCTAGATGCCAATGGCAAAGTTAATTTCGTAAGCCGTAATGCCCTTATAGCCACGCCAGCGTTCCCGGTTTATGAGTTTAGCGATCAAGGCACAGACATTTCCTATACCAATGCCATAGTGGCTTTTGATGATACAAACCTAATAAATGACGTAACCATTACACGCTTAGGTGGCACAGCTCAGAATGTGTTTGACCAGCCTTCCATTGATAAGTTCTTTTTGCATTCAGGCCAGCGTTCAGACATTTTGGTACAAACCAACGCTGAGGCTTTAAATCAAGCCCAAGGCATCCTAGCCACACGCAAAGACCCTGAGATACGCATAGATAGCATTCAGTTGAATCTTTATGATGATGCCAACCCCAATAAGCCATTGGCAGGAGTAGACATAGAATTACTAGATGGGGTAACAGTTACTAAGACTACCCCTGGCTCATCCAGCGTGGTGCAATCAAGCCTGGTAAACGCGATTCATCACGATATTACCAAGTCATCCTGGATGACTACCCTATATACCACAGAACCTTTATTGGCAGGTTTTGTCCTAGATTCAGATGTTTCAGGTATACTAGGCTCAGATAGTCTGAGCTACTAAGGAGAAATAATGGCAGGCGCAGGATATAAGCTGTTTCAGACAGGTGATGTCTTAACAGCAGCTCAGGTCAATACGTATTTAAATGAGCAAACAGTTATGGTGTTTGCTAATGCTGCTGCTCGCACTAGCGCGCTTACCAGCGTATTAGCTGAAGGTATGGTGTCTTATTTACAGGATACCAATGTTGTTGAAGTTTACAATGGATCAGCTTGGGTAGGTTTAGCTGCTGATCAAACACCACTTACGACTAAAGGTGATTTGTTTACTTTTACTACAGTTGATGCTCGTCTAGGTGTAGGAGCAAATGGAACAGTATTAACAGCAGATTCCGCTGAAGCAACTGGTCTTAAATGGGCTGCCCCTGCTAGTGGCGGTGGTATGACACTTTTAAGCACAACTGCATTAACCAGCGCTGCCACTTTTACAGTTTCATCAATTAGTGGAAGTTACACAGACTTAAAAGTAGTGGCTTCAGGTATTTCTTTGGCAAGCACAGACCAAGTGTTGTTAAGATTTAATGGCATAACTTCTGGAAGTTATTTTTATGCGGAACTTCAAGTAGAAGATGGAACTGCTTACCCTGCCACCAATACTGGCCAAACTAATATCCAAGTATCACATATGATTTCCACTTCGGATTATGATAAAACAGGCTCATTTGAGTTTATTATTCCGCGCTATGCAGCAGCCGAACAGCACACTTTCTTTATGTCTGCCAAAGGCAGATTCAGCACTGCAAATAAATTTTTTACAAAGATTTGCAGAGTTGATACAGCATTAGCAATTGATTCAATTACTATTTTTACAGTAAGCAGCACTAATTTCAGCGCAGGTAACTTATACATTTATGGAGTAAAATAATGTCTATAACACCAAAAGTAACAATTATTAACGCGACAACTGGCGAAACAATTACTAGAGATTTCAATAATGATGAGTTAGAACAATTGGAAAAAGATATGGCTAAAGCAGCCGAGCGCGAAGCAAAAGACCAAGCAAAGGCAGAGGCTAAGTCTGCCGCCGAAGTTAAATTGAAGGCTCTTGGCCTAACTACTGATGACTTAAAGGCCCTAGGCCTCTAGCATAATCTTGAGGGATTCTGTAATTTAAATGCTATAATAAATAGATATGGCAAAGCTATGCAAGGCAGGGATACAACTACGCGAGCAGGTAGATGATGCGTTCCCCGATAGAGATAGAACTTCAGATGGCTGGATCGGTGATAAACGTCATTCAGCGCGTAAGTCCGATCACAATCCTACTGCTGAAGGCATTGTACGTGCCATTGACATTGACGTTGATTTCAGGTCGCACAAAGCAGAGCCCTATGACTTTGCGGATCAGCTACGATTACTTGCCAGACTTGATAAAAGAATCTCTTATATCATCTTCAATGGCAAAATTGCAAGCTACAAACGCAATTACAAATGGAGAAAATACAACGGGATAAACCCACATAAGACACATATACACATTAGCTTTACTGCTAAGGGCGATTCAGATGGCAGTATGTTTGAAATACCAATACTAACAGGAGAGCCCCTACATGGAACAACTAAAGCAAGTAAGCGCAAGTTGGGCAAGAAGCTTCTTAGCAGCTGGAATAGCAACCTATCTAGCGGTGGGCTGGGATCTAGCACATATTGCAAATGCTGCACTTGCGGCAAGCCTTCCAGTAATCCTTCGTTGGTTAAATCCTAACGACACGGCATTCGGTCGGCGTTGAGCCCGGCAGAATGGGCAGGCTTTGTAGCTGCCACACTATCGTGCTGCGCTCTTATTGTCGGTGGACTTAGATACATTATTAGACATGAAGTGCCAGCAATACTTGAGGCATCAAACATCGTGTCGCGCATAGATAAACTTGAATCAATGGTCTTAGAATTGCTTACTCATGAGCGCAAAAAGAATATCAAAAAGCGAACAAGCCGCCAAGCGTAAGCGGAAAGAAGCCGCTGCGCGTAGAACAAAAGGTGACATTTTGCTACCCATAGATATATGGGCTGCATCTATTGTTGAATGTTATGAAGCCTTAGTCCGTGCTGGATATGGTGAAGATAGGGCGCGCTGGTACATTGAAGAACAGCTGCGTTTACCCGATTGGGTAATAGAGAATCCTAATCATTCTCCATACGAAGATGAAGATGAGGATGACGATTAAGCGAATTGTAGTCATATCCGATCTACAAGTACCTTTTCACGATAAGAAAGCAGTTAAGAATGTCGCACAGTTCATCAGGAAATACAAACCTGATGACGTTCTATGTGTGGGCGATGAAATTGACTTCCAAACAATTAGCCGCTGGTCAACCGGTAGGGATGAGTGGTCGGGAAGCATTGGTAGAGATCGTGATGAAACTGTCCGAGTTCTCGCCGAGCTTCAAGTACGACATCTCAGCCGAAGCAATCACGGAGCAAGACTTTACAACTCACTAAGCAAGCGCCTGCCTGGGCTCATTGGTCTGCCTGAATTGACCATAGAGAAGTTTTTACATTTAGATGATTTAGGCATTACCTACCACACCAAGCCATACCAGTTCCATGATGAATGGGTAATGGTTCATGGCGATGAGCAAAGCACTAAGCCACAGGGGGGTTTAACGGCCCTAGAATCGGCTAAGAGGCATGGTTTATCGGTGGTCTGTGGTCATACCCATAGACAGGGGATTTCAAGCTTTACAACGGCTTCTGGGGGCGTTTTAAGGGGTGTTCTGACGGGCTTTGAAGTTGGACATTTGATGGATGAGAGCCAAGCCTATTACACACGTGGAACGTTTAACTGGCAAAAAGGTTTTGGAATCATTTACATAGACAGAAAGCGTGTGCAGCCAGTAGCAATACCAATAGAAAAAGACGGCAGTTTCTTGGTTGAAGGCAAGCGGTATGGTTGAGGATATATTTCCAATACATAGGACTATTGATGATCACATGGATAATTATGATGGCGTGTCGTATCTTGACAAATAGCATATAAACCCTTCAAAATAGGATTTGAAATCCTATTTGAAAGGGGTTTAGGGCATGACGATTAAGTATGATCGTAAGTCGGGTGCGTATACCGATGGCAAGCACTTTGTGCGAGCTTCATACATACGTGATTACGCTAAAAAGAAATTAGGCATGAGCCAACAACGCGGCAGAATAAGTCGCGCTGTTCTTGCTGCCTATTTTCTAGATGTACATGGGGTGAGCGCAGATGTTGAATGATATGCGTTTGCTTGAGTTAGCGTTATGGTGTTTTCTATTTGTGTTAAGTGCATACACAATCGGTGTATTCATTAAGGAAAAAGGATATAAGGAAGGCTGGGCAGATGGGTACAGGCGAGGAAAAGCAGTTGCGAGCGAAAGACATATTGACTAATGCAAACGACACGATTATTAACAGAGGGTCAACGCATGGTCATTACGACCACACAATGCTACGAACGGCA